AAATCAATATATGAAATACCCGACGCTTTAGAAAGTAATGTTACAGAGGGGGTATCCAGAGCTAAACAAGCAGCTTTAAGTATTAAAGGTAATTATGATCAACCGAACTCTCAATATTGGATGGGAATAAACGGTGAAAGATGGATAAGAAAAGAGTTTAAACTAAGAAAGCTAGAAGGAGATGCTCGTCCTGCGCCTAAAATAATAGATGAACTAGTAGAAACCTTACAGAAAGATGTAATAGACAATCCAGAAAAATGGATGACTCGTATAAAAACAAAAGATCAAACTAATCAGAATTTTAATACAAATATTAATGCATACAATAACAATAGAGATTCTACAGTAATATTTCCAACATATAGTTCTAATCCTGATGAGGGCGGAGATGGTCGTTGGGAGTATTTAGCAGCACAGTTACTATCTAATCCAAATTATAAGCTCACCAAGGATAGTACCTTTATTTCAGCAAGAGACAATCAAAGATATAAAATATATGATTCAGGTCTAAGGCAACTTTCAAACGCGATAGGAATTCCTATGGTTGATTTAGTAGAGAATCAACTTTTAGGAACTGAAGTTAAGATTAAATTAAATCCACAAGGTGGATTAGCATCATTTACACAACCTAGTAAAAGTAGAACCGTTAAACTACTTGAACAAAGAGGAGAGGGAACTAATCCTGTGATAGGTGCAGAAGCTGCTGTAAAAACTGCAGACTTACAAGAACTTGGTATTCCAAATGCACCAGAAGATCTTTCAAATATGTTGGTTGATAGGGGCATCCGAGTTCATAATATAAATCCCAATACTTGGGAAGAATTAACTGGTATTGATTTTACAGGTACTAGAATAAATCAAAGAGAAAAAATTGATGGTCAAGATTATAGAATAAATTATACACGAGACGCACCTGTTAATATTAGCGACATATTATATAAACTAGGTATTAAACGTATTGATAAATTTGAACCTGCAATGGTTAAACTTATACAAAAACGTGTTATAGGTTTATATGGACCTGGAGTTTTCCCTGGAGCTCAATTTGAAGGGCAACTAAGAGAAAATGGTACCTATCAAAATATGTTTATGAATCCAAAAAATTTATATCCAGGATTAGCTCAATTTGGTACTGAAGTTAATGTTGAACATTTCCCTAATGAACAGTATGAGGTAGTACCTGACATTAGCTATGCTTCCGATCATGATACAGGAACACGTATAGGTACAACAAAATTATCTAATAATTGGCGTGGTGTATTGGGTAAGAAGTACCAACTGGTTTTTACAGTTGTATCTGGTGAATCAACAGGGGGCCGTCAAAGTGTGAAGTTGGGGTGGAAACCTTTAAATGACGAAAGAAGAGACTGGGTAAAAAAATTAGCACAAACTAACGGGAATCCTTTTGGATTTAAAACACTATCAAATAATTTTGACTTAACCGAAACTGAGGCACTACGATGACAGATACACATTATGTAGATGAACATGCACTACAACGACAAATAAAAGGTAGTGATGCTATCGTAGAGTCTGATATTCTCCAAAAAGAACAAGAGGAAACACAGGTAGCTAAAGAACAAGCTGCACAAGCACAGTTAAAAGCTGAAAAGGAAGATCCTCATGGAGCTAAAGATCCTAGTAAATTTGGTCTTGGTGAAAACATTACTGAATTAAAAAATGCAGTACTTGGTGGTGTTAGAGATACAGGAAGCTCCTTTGCTACCGCACCTGAACGTGGTGCTGATATGTTGTCAGGTTCAATGGTCAAGGAGATCCAAGAGACTGGTGATTATGAACCAGACTTTAACCCACTTGGTGGAGATCTAAACCCTATCACTAAAACTTGGTGGGGTAATTTCCTGAGAACTGGTGTACACTTTGGTACAATGGCTGTACCTATCGTTGGGTGGGGAAGTGCTTATGCTAAAGGTACAGGTGTTCTTTCAGGTGTTACTAGAGCAACTATCGGTAGTTCTAATTGGATTATAAAAGGTGCTAGTGTTGGTGCAGTTCAAGATTTATTCTCAGAGTATTCACAAGATGCTAATGGACTTCAAGTATTAAGAGATAGGTTTGGTTTTATTGATACCCCATGTACAACTAACGATGGAGATCACCCAGCACTTCAAACAGTAAAGTCTGTATGTGAAGGTATAGGTATAGGTATTCCTATTGAGGGTGGATTAAGAGCTATAGGTAAAGCAAGGCATCTCAAAGGTAAAGTAAATAATCCTACCAACGATGTTTTAAAAAAAGTTGATGCAATTGAATCTAATGTAATATTTAAAGCAGAACAGAATGCAAAAGCTCTTGTATCGAAAGCTCTAAGAAAGAAAACTATTCAAAGATTATCTAATCGTAACATAGATTTCAATAAACTAAGTGAAGATGAACAAATACTAGAAATGCTTAAAACGCAAAAAGCAGATCGTAGTAGGAAATTCAGCACTTGGACACCTGATAATGAAACTAATCCTTCAAGAGCAGAACGTAAAATCAATGAATCTAAACAAAGTATTGATAACCAAATAATAGAAAAAGGTCAACAAGAATTCAATGACCCTGATATACGAGGTCATAAGAATAAACCTATTGTAAAATCACACCAAGGTTCACCTAATTCTACAGGATCAGCTTGGAATGTCACAAAGCAATTAAAAAGGATTGCTAAAGAGTGGGGATCTGAATTAGGATCTACAGATAGTCTTGTCACACCTGCAGCTGCAGAGGCTCTTGCTGACTCTGGTTCAGGATTTAAAGGTATCAATAAAGCAATTGCTAAAGAATTATTCGGTGACGAACGGTTTAAACAATTAATGGAAGATCTTAATTCTAAAGGTCAGACATTACAAGATGTTTACGGTGATGCATACGAAAGAATGCAAGAAGTTATTGGAGGTCGTGATGCTGGTGCATTAGAGCCTAAACAATTCTGGAAACCATTAATTGAGAATATTGAGAATCCATTAGAATGGACTACAGAAGAAATATTAGCTGCTGATTTAATTCAACAATCATTATTTAAAAAATTACGTGATAGAGCAATTGCAGCTAGAGAATTAATAAATGTTACAAATATAGATGAAGTTGACGGTCCATTAAAATATATACGTGATAATCTTATTGTTGGTCTAGAACAATCTCAAAGGTCTAGATTTATATTAAGTGAACCATATAGATTGATGGCAAATCAAAAAGGTGGTAGAAAATTAATTGATCAAGTATTATCTGATATGCACGAACAATCAAAAGGTCGTGTTGATATGATGTTTGATATGGTTAGAAATGAACCATCTGATAATTTATTACGTTCGCTTTTAGAAGCCTTCTCAATGTCTAATAAGATTAGTAATTGGCAAGACTTTGATAACTATATGCGTGAGAAGTTGTACGGTGTTACAACAGAAGACGGTGCTAGACATACAGGTGCGATGGTTAAAGAACTTCAAGGTGTTATGATGAATAGCATATTGAGTGGTCCTAAGACACCATTTAGAGCACTTTTAGGTACCTCTACTGCTACATTTATAAAACCTATGGCTCAAATATTAGGAGGCGCAGGTAGATACCTTAGGACTGGATTCACTGATGATTCTGTATTAAGAGAAGGATTAGCAGAATTAAATGCTATGGTCCATACAGTACCAGAAGCTTTTGAATATTTTAAACATCGTCTAAATAGTTATTGGACTGGTGAAATCTCTACAATTAAGAGTAGGTATTCAGATTACACTTCTGCTGATGAAGCATGGGATTTACATCGATATTGGGCAGAAGATAGTGGTAGAGCTACAGATGGTGATACTGCCGCATTCCGTGTAACTAATCTTGCACGTATGTCTAATCATTCTAACTTCTTTAATTATAATATGAAGTTATTAGCGTCAACTGATGATGCTTTTACTATGATATTAGCAAGAGGTAGAGCCAGAGCTAAAGCACTTAGAGCAGCATTAGACGCTAAATCAGACGGACTTATACCTGAAATTAGTCCTGAAATAATACGTGAATATGAAGCTAGGTTACAAGATCAAATTTTTGATCCAAAAACTGGTACTGTAAATGATGGTATGTTAGCTCATGCTAGAGGTGAAGTTACTCTTACTAAAGATTTAACTGGATTTGCTAAATCATTAAATACATTATTCTCATCGTATCCTGCATTAAAACCGTTTTATATGTTTGCAAGGACAGGTATTAATGGTTTAGAATTAACCATGAAACATACACCAGGTTTTAATTTCTTAGTTAAAGAGTTTAATGATATTGCATTTGCTTCTTCTGATAATCTAGATAATGTCATAAAATATGGAATTGAAAATGCTCAAGATTTAAAAAATGCGCAAGATCTACAGGTAGGTAGATTAGCACTAGGCAGTTCAATTATATTTATGGCAGGTCAGAAATACGCAGCTTCTGAATTAACTGGAAATGGTCCTGAAAATCTTAGATTACGTAGAGTCTGGGAAGCTGCAGGATGGAAACCACGTTCAATTAAACTTGGCGGCGTATGGGTCGGACATGAATCTTTAGAACCTTTTACTACTATACTATCTGCTGTAGCTGATTTAAATGATAATATGGATACATTAGGGCCTCAAGCAGTAGAACGTGGAATGTTAAGCCACGCTTTAGTACTATCTAAAGCTATGATAAGTAAAACTTATTTACAAGGTTTAACAGGTTTAACTGATTTGTTTGGCAGCAATCCTAAAAAATTAGAACGTATAGGAGCTAATATAACAAATAATATGGTGCCTTATGCAGGTTTACGTAATGAAATAGGTAAGATTGTTAATCCACATACTAAAGAACTTAACTCCGGTTTCTTACAAACTATTCGTAATAGAAATCAATTCATGGAATTCTTTGCTGATGAGGATGATAGACTTGCAGTTAAATATAGTATATTAAATGGTGAACCTATTAATAATTGGAAATTAGCAGAAAGATTAGCTGCCGGAATCTTGCCAGCTTCTTTTAATTTTGATAACACTGCAGGTGAAAAAATATTAGCTAAATCTCAATTTGATTTAAGTGTGATGAGTATGACATCTCCTGATGGTACTTCTTTGGCAGACGTTCCTCAAATCAGAAGTGCATACCAGCGTTTAATAGGTGAACAAAAGTTCGGTAAAATACTTGAAAAAATATCTAAATATCCTAAATTCATTGCATCCATGAAGCAAATGAATCAAGATATTAAGGATGGTTTACATAGACAAGCACCTGGAATAAATGCAATGTCATATCCTCATAATAAAATGATTCGAAATGAATTGCGTAAACTTCAAATAAAAGCTTGGGCACAATTACAAAGCCAACCTGAAGTTATTCAATTACAACGTGCTAGAGAATTAAGCAAAACTTCTAAATATAATAGAGTAGATAGACCAGAATTAAGTAGAAATCAATATAATGAAGCTAATCAATTACTTCAAATGACAAACAAGTAACACTATGGCTACAACTGAAAATACTTATACAACATCGTCAGCCACCCAGACGTTGTTTTCATTTACATTCCCATATATCGATACTACAGACATCAAAGTTTCTGTTGATGGTGTAGACAAAACAATTACAACTGATTATACACTTGCCAGTGCTACACAGGTTCAATTTAATACTGCTCCTGGGTCTAGTAAAACGGTTAGAATTTATAGAGTAACTGCTACAGATAATAAGAAAGCCACCTTCTTCTCTGGATCTGCTATTAGATCGCAGGATCTTAACGAAGACTTTGATCAAGTTCTTTATTCTGCACAAGAAGTTAAACGAGATGTAGGTAACATCTGGGACGATAGTACTGAGACGATTTCTAGTTCTGAAACTTGGTTAGATAGTGATGTACATATAGCAACTTGTGCAGCTATCGAAGATAAAATTAATGCGATAACAGCAGGCGGTGTCTTCTCAGCAGCTGACCCAAGTAAATTACCACTGACTGGAGGAGTACTAACAGGTGACGTTGAGTTAGACAATCAACAAGAACTACGTTTCCGTGAAGCTGATGCAGGTGGTGATCATTACTTTGCTTTAAGAGCTGCAGCAGCTATGGCTGCTAGTAAGACATTTACCCTTCCAGATTCAACACCAACAGTAAGTGGACATGCACTTAAAAGTGATACTTCTGGTGTTATGTCTTGGGGTACAGCAGGTGGAGCTGTAGGTCCAGGAACTGATCAAATCTTTTGGGAAAACGATCAAACTTGTAGTGATGATTATACGATCACAAATAACAAAAACGCAGGTAGCTTCGGACCTATAACCGTGGCATCAGGTAAAACCGTCACCGTTGGTGCCGGAGAAGTATGGACGGTGGTTTAACTTATGGCAATTACAATTACTGGTGATGGAACAATCACCGGACTTAGTGCAGGTGGATTACCTAACGATAGTGTCCAACTTGCAGATATGGCTCACGGTACTGATGGTCAGATAATTACATATGATGCATCTGGTGCCCCTGTAGCAGTAGGACCAGGTTCAGATGGACAAATATTAACATCAACTGGTGCTGGTTCTCCTCCGGCTTTTGAAGCTGCTCCAACAGGCGGTAAAGTCAATCAAATTGTTCAATATACAGACAATGCTAATAGAGATTTAGGAACTACTGGCTCTTGGACGCAAGTACCAAGTATGGAGAAGGCTATAACAACTACTGACAATAGTAGTAAAGTTCTGGTTCAACATATGGG